AGATTTTGACACACGAAAACCAAAAATAAGCATAGTTTTAGATACGAATGAGATAAGTGCTGTCGAACAACTTAAAAACGAAAATAAGCTAAATATTGAATTAAAGAAATGGTATAAAAAGAGGTCCTTAGATGCTAATTCATATTGTTGGGTTCTATGTGATTTAATTGCAAAAAAATTAACAACAAATGATGCAGTAATAACAAAAGAAGATATATACAAAGATGCAATTTCAAATATAGGCACATTTCAAGCCATAATAATAGAAGAGAAAGCATTTGAAGATTTTAAAAGAATTTGGCAGAATCAAGGATTAGGTTTTTTAGTAAGAGAGATTTCGAGAAAAGACAAGTGCGTAAAAGTACAAGCTTACTATGGCTCTAGTACATACAACACAAAAGAAATGAGTTTATTGATTGAATTACTAATACAAGAATGTAAGCAATTAGAAATAGAAACTAAAACACCAGCTGAAATAAAGAGTTTGTTAGACAGTTGGAGTGGCACTAATAGATGAACAAAACCCCCCTTTTATTGTTATTGTTAGTGCCACGCGCCCTTTAAATAAGGAGGCAATATGAAATCGATATTACAAGAAGAAAAAAGATGTTATATATGTGGACTATATAGTCCAGTAGAAGAACATCATATATATTTTGGAAATCCGAACAGAAGAATATCAGAAGAAAATGGATTTAAAGTTTGGTTATGTGCTGAGCATCATAGAGGAACTATTGGAGTACATGGCAAACTAGGACATAGTTTAGATTTAAAGTTAAAAGAAACTTGCGAGAAAAAGTACATAAATTTGGGACATACAAAAGAAGAATTTATAAATTTAATAGGTAAAAATTATTTATAGGAGGATTTAAAATGAAATTTAAAATTGGAGATAAGGTAAAGGTAGTTAAATGTGAAATTTCAGGAGAACGTTGTGGAAATATTAACAAAATTTCTACAATAACACAAGTAGAAAAGGATGTGCCTTATCCATATATATTAAAAGATTTAGATGAAGTTTTTAGCGAAGATGAAATAGAACTCGTACGAAAAGAACGATTTACAAAAGCTGATTTAAAAGATGGAGATAAATGTACATTAAAAAATGGACAAGTTATATTTGTTGACAAGACTTCAGATTATGGTTTTAGCAACATTAATGAACAATTAAAATATTTTAACGATGATGTAAGTATCATCAAGGTAGAAAGACCAGTAAAATATGAAACAATGTTTGAAAGAAAAGAAGAGATATTAGACGAGGTAGAGAAGAAGTATTTAGCAGATGTTGTTAGACCTTTTAGGAGTAAAGTTAGATCTGTTTATAAGATGGCTTCTATTTGTAGCAATAAAGAATTTATAAATATACAACTGAGAGATGAGAATTTTACTTTACCATACTTTAAAAAAGGAACAATGTACAAAGAAATGCAAACAGGTAAACGATACACATTAGAAAAATTAGGAATATAACAACAAGGGCTAGACAACAAAAACTAGCCCTTTATTTACGAAAGGAGAAGGCAAATGGATAAAAGCAGTTTCTTAATATATTTAGATTATGAAGAACAATTCAATTTACTAACAGACGAACAAGTAGGTCAGCTTATGAGAGCGATAATCAAATATGAGAGAACTAGAGAAATACCACAGTTAGATGGCGTAATAAAAATGGCTTTCTCTTTTATAAAAACACAACTAGATAGGGATAGAGAAAAATACGAAGCTAGATGTGAAAAGAATAGAGAGAACGCTAAAAAAGGTGGAAGACCTAAAAAGGCAAATGGTTTTGAAAAAACCGAACGGTTTTGAAGAAAACCAAATGGAAGCCAAAAAACCCGATATAGATAAAGAAGATGAAGAAGATAATGATAAAGATAATGATATTAAAAAGAAAGATAAAAAAAAGAAATTTCAAAAACCAACTGTTGAAGAAATACAAAAATATTGTTGCGAAAGGAAAAATAATATTAGTGCACAACAATTTTATGATTACTATGAAAGTAATGGGTGGAAAATTGGCAAAAATGCAATGAAAGATTGGCAAGCTACAATACGAACGTGGGAACAAAGAAATAAAAGTAGTACTAAAAAATCAGCAATAGAGGAGTGGTTAAATGAATAAACAAGAATTTGCAAAAGGTGTAAAAATACTAGAAGTTACATACAATCAAAAATTTGATGAAGAAAAAAGAGATTTTTGGTTTAGACAATTACAAGATTTAAATGCAAGTAGATATTTTAACAATATTAAAAACATAATTAAAACAAGTACTTTTATGCCTAATATAGCACAGTTAAGAAACGAGCCAAGGAAACAATTTGCAGATTACGAACAGAGAGACTACTCAAATATAGATTTAAATCAATTTTATGCAAACAAAGGAGTGATTAACAAATGAAAATGTCTCAAAAAGATAGAATTATAAATTACATACGAGAATTTGGTTCAATATCTAGCTGGGAAGCATACGCAGACTTAGGGATAACACAGTTAGGAGCAAGAATAGACCAACTTAAAAAAGAAGGATACGAATTTAAAACAGAATGGGAAAGCAACACTAATAGATATGGAGAGAGAACAGATTACAAGAGATATTATTTAGCGGATATGGTTTCAGAGAATATGGAACATATAACAAGATATTAGGAGGTAGTTATGATAATAGTAAGTCAAGATAAATGTGCAATAGTAAATTCGGATAATATAAAAACTATTGAATTAGATAGAGAAACAGATTTTAAATCAATAATAATATTTAGAGAAACGAATGAGGTAGAAACAGGAGTGTGTGGTTTGTTTATTGGACATTATGCAACAAGAGAAAGAGCAAAAGAAGTATTACAAGAAATAATAACTAGGCATGGAAACTGGGAAAATTTGAAAATGGGACAACCAAGTGGGATATGTTCACCAGTATATGAAATGCCAGAGGACTAGTCTATGAAACAAATAGAAAAGAATACGCTATGTTATTATTGTTTGGGGTGTAACAAACAAGAAGATACAGACTATAAGCCAGTAATGAGATGTAAAAATTTTATAACAGGAGTTGAAAACTGGCAAGAAAAATTACGAGAGGAGCTAAAGAAAAAATGCCTATAGAAGA